AGATTCTGTTTTCTTTACCTCTGATGTGGGTGGCATAACCACTGCACGAACACCTGCAACCGTAGTTGACTGGTATGATCAGCAGACTTTAGGTCTTACAAACTCTACGGTATATTGGAGCACACTTGCACCAAAACCCGGAACTAGTGTTTATGTAAGTGATAGACAAGGTAAAAACGATCAACTTCACATTGCGGTTGTTGATGACACTGGAGATGTAACTGGTATCAAGGGTAATGTCCTTGAGAAGCACGTTGATCTATCTAAGGCAAGTGATACAGTTTCTAATGTAAACGCACCTCAGAAAACATACTTTAAAGATTATATTCGTGATCTTTCTGCTAACATTTATGCTGGTAAAGATCCTTTAGCAGCAGCAGATTCCTTCCACGGCACAACACCTGTTGCAACTGGATTTACAGCATATACTGGAGTCAAGACAGCATCCTTTACTAAGGATGATGCTTCAACAAACCAGTCTGGAACTATCGCACAGGATAAGCAATTCCTTGCTATTGGTAACAAGACCTACACTTTCTTAGGTGGTAATGATTATCAAAGTTCTGGTGGAGATGGTTATAAGGCAGAATTATCAAGTTTAATTACTGCATATGGATTATTCTCCAATAAGGATGAAGTTGAAGTAGACTTCATGATTATGGGTCCTGGTTGTGCTACAGAAGCACAATCACAAGCAAAAGCAAATTACATTATCTCTCTTGTGGAAGCAAGAAAGGATTGTATGGCAACTATTGGTGCTCATAGAACTAATTTGGTTGCTGCTGCTGGTGGAGGAATTCTAACCGCAGAGACTCAAACATTAAATCTAGTCAATTACTTTGGTCCTCTGGCATCTTCGTCTTATGCGACGTTCGATTCTGGATACAAGTACACCTTTGATAGATTTAATAACAAGTTCGTCTACATCCCAACCAACGCTGATGTTGCTGGAATGATGGCAAGAACAGGACTTATCGCTTTCCCTTGGTTCTCACCTGCTGGACAGCAAAGAGGTGTACTGAATAACGCAGTTAAACTTGCTTACAATCCAAGCAAGTCACAAAGAGATCGTCTCTATCCTAAGAGAATTAACTCCTTCATCACTTCACCTGGTGCTGGAACATTCCTCTTCGGTGACAAGACTGCTCTTGGTTATCAATCAGCATTTGATAGGATTAACGTTCGCCGTTTGTTCCTTACAATTGAGCAATCACTTGAGAGAGCAGCACAGGCTCAACTCTTTGAACTGAACGATGACCTGACCAGAGCGAACTTCAGAAACATCGTTGATCCATACCTCCGTGATGTTCAAGCGAAGAGAGGACTCATTGACTACCTCGTCATTTGTGACGAGAGTAATAATACTCCTGACGTGATCGATAACAATGAGTTTAGAGCAGACATCTTCCTGAAGCCTGCCAAATCTATTAACTTTATCACCCTTACTTTCGTAGCAACGCGAACAGGCGTTTCTTTCTCGGAAGTAGCAGGTAGAGTTTGATCATTAATCATAAAATAACGGAGGATTTCTAAAAATGTCAACTTTACGCACACTTTCAAAATTTCAGAGCAAATTACAGGGCGGTGGTGCAAGACCCAATCTATTTGAGGTCTCAATTCCTAATCTACCTGATGCTGCTAAAAATTCAACTCCAGCAGCAACTTGGGGCTCTGAAGAGCAAGAAGACTTTACTATTATGTGTAAGGGAGCTCAGCTCCCTGCATCAACCATTGCGTCTATCGATGTCCCCTTCAGAGGTCGTATTCTGAAGGTTGCTGGAGATAGAACCATTGAAAACTGGACTGTTACAGTTATTAACGATGAGAATTTTAATATTAGAAATGCGATGGAAGCATGGATGAATGCAATTGCCAGACTCAGTAATAACACTGGTGCGGTAAATCCAGACTCTTACATGACCGATGCTTATGTTTATCAACTTGGAAGAGGTTATTCTAACGGTAGATTCAGTAAATCAAATTCTGGTACTGATGATGGAGAATCTGTAACTCCTTTGAAATCATACAAATTCTTGGATATTTTCCCAGTTTCTGTTTCTTCGATTGACCTTTCCTATGATTCTAGCGACACGATTGAGGAGTTTACTGTAGAATTTGCAGTTCAATCTTTTGAAACTCTTTCCAGTGACGCAACTGGCGTTAATCTGAACTAATAAATAGAAGAGATAAAGTTCCAATATAATAATGTCAAAATTGTTTGGGTTCTCAATAGAGGACAACGAACCACTCTCACCGTCAGCGGTCTCCCCCGTTCCTCCTAATAATGAGGACGGGGTTGATCACTACTTGAGTAGTGGTTTTTTTGGTTCCTATGTAGATATTGAAGGTGTTTATAAGAATGAAAATGAATTAATTAGAAGATATCGTGAGATGGCACTTCATCCAGAGTGTGATAGTGCAATTGAAGATATTGTAAATGAAGCAGTTGTTTCAGACTCTAATGATAGTCCTGTAGAAATTGAACTATCTAATTTAAATGCCAGTGACGGCATTAAAAAAGTAATCAGAAATGAATTTAAATATATTCTAGATTTATTGGATTTTGATAAAAAAGCACATGAGATATATCGTAACTGGTATGTTGATGGTAGATTGTATTACCATAAAATCATTGATTTAAAAAAACCTGAAGATGGTATAAAAGAACTTCGTTATATTGACGCTACTAAGATGCGTTATGTAAGAAAGCAAAAGAAAAACGAAAAACAACAACTGAACAGACTTAATCCTCTGAAAAATGATCCGATGGATTATGATTTTCCAGAGTTAGAAGAGTTT